GAAAATGACCAACATCTACCCTTCTTTGATATGGACCCCATGCAGTATGCAGAATTAGACCGTTTTGTACGCGCACTTGGTTTTAAATACAGGGATGACGGCACAGTATCACGTAAGTTGACTGCTACTTCTGAATTAGTAGAGAGCAAGTACGGTGACTTTGAAGTCATAGATGCAGATGGGAACGCTCGTCCGTTAGGCAACCTTCGTGTATTGAATCAACAAACGGGAGAAATTGAAGGTACACTACCTGAGATTATGGAACGTGGCAGAAGAGCGTGGCGTGAGTACAAAGAAAACTGGTACGATTTACAGGAAGGAGCCTTTGTTCCACGTTTGATGTCGTGGGGAAAGCAGCGTACAAATGAGAAGGGGGTTACCAACGATAACCCATCAGGTAAGGCGTACGATAAAGCAATCAACAACTGGATGACATTAGACATGCTGACAAACCCACAGTCTGCAGAAAATATAATGCTGTCTATAAATAGAACGTTGGGTAGCTTTCAAGTTACTAAGGGCAATGTTAGAGGTCAGGGGGCTGGTAGGGCCATAGGCTACAGACTTGTACAAGGCGACATTGACACAGAAACATTCCGCTCTTACTTTTCAGCTTTTGTAGGTGAAAAGTTAAAAGAGATGATGGAAAACGGCGCAACTATGCAGGACATGATGGCAGCAGCCAGAAAAATTGAAAATAACTTTAAGATGTTAGACGCTAACGGTAGGGAAATTTCTTTAATAAATCCGACTAAACACATGGATGATACGTACGGTCCTTGGAAAAGCTCTGTATCAGAAGAGGCAGCTAGAAAAATAGAAAACGAAGTAAATGCAGAAATCAACATTGCAATCGATAAGTTTGCCGCTCCTGCAAAGAAAAGAAAAGAAAATTTAGATGAGGCGGTATCGTTTTTAAGAGGTATGTTGCCCGACGTAAATAGTGCGGATGACATTGGAAGTATTATTTTAGATGGGGGTACTAGCCGGTATAGGCAAATCACATCAACACTTACTTCTTTAGATACAATGGATGAGGCTGCAGTAAAACAAGTGATTAGAGATGCTGTTGTACGTCACATTCGCAAAAGAGTATTTAAACCCACAGGTAGAAAACGTGCAGAAAGTGTTGTATCACCAGACGAAAATGTGCGTATAGTTGAGACAGATATAGTTGCCGAATCACGGCCTGAAATCGTGCGTTTGTTAGGAGAAACTGACGAACAGCGCAAACTTATGAAAGAAATACTGGGAGATGACAGCTACGAGATTTTAGAAGCTATGTCAGGTTTCTTATCTGAAACAGAAAACTCAGTGTTCAGTGGGCAGAACATATCCATAAGGGGCATACCTCGTGGCCTTTCACCGGAGAGTTTCGTTAGCCGTATGTACGCTTTTAATCGTGGCATTGTTGGCGCACCTTACTTAGGTACGGAAGCTGCATTACAGGGTATACGAAAAAAAGATTTCGAGTTCTTTATGCTTGCTCTTGAAGACGTAGAAGTCGGCAGAGCCTTTGCAGAGATGGTTCGAACCGGTCGTCCTCTCGACCCTAAACGTGATGCTGCATTCAGACGTGCGCTTATCAATGCTGCAGCAAGGTTGTATCACACGCAAGGCACTGAAACAAAAGAGATTGTAGATACAGAAAACAGACGTTACACTGTAAATGCAACGCCTGCAGATATACAAAAAACAGGAAGAGAGTTCACAGGATTAAATCCAAATGAAATGCGTCAAATCGGCTTGGGTGGTGGCGCAGGTGACCTTATACTACCAAGCCTTGATATAACAGCCCCTTAATTGGAGATAAATATGAAAACGTACAACAATGGCCCCCGCAAGGGTATGATGTATGGTGGCATGACTCGTCGTAAGCCAATGATGTACGGCGGCACTGCAAACCAGATGTCTGCAAAAAAAGCAAAGGGGCAACAAATGCCCCGTGAAGAAAAAAAGTCAAAGAACGTTGAACCTGCAATGGGTATGCCCATGATGGCAGGCGGCGGTAAAGCAAAGTTTCCTGACCTAAATAAAGATGGCAAGGTAACAAAAGCAGATATATTGAAAGGTCGTGGCGTTATCTAAACGTACGTCCGCGACTTATCCATCACTTCATCACCAACTGTACGCAAGTACCGAATTAGGGATGCTACACTGTGCGAACCTTCGTACTCTGGCATCCCTAAATTCATTTCGCGTTCGAAATCGTCGGGGTCAACACCATCCCATAGTATCTCTACGTTGCCACTGGTAAGCAAGTTTGCTTCCAGAGAAAATAACTTAACCTTCTTTTGCGCCATTTGCTTGTCTCAATTCAGATATAGGTACGTTATAACAATCCGCACGAACTGTATAACCATTCGCAGGGTCAAGTGAACCTTTCTTCATAAACACAGCTTTATCAAAGTACTCTTTTTTATCTAGCATACCCAAGAACCAACCTGTAGAGTAATCCTTGTGTACACGAGTAAAAGCGTACATGTCACATTTTTGTTTTGTATTAAAGTTACTGATGCTGCAATCATAGTGTAACTTAGGAACAGCAGAAGTTTGTTTAGTTTTTACTTCTATTTTCTTACCGTCATCCAGAATGATATCGTAGTCGTACGAATTTTTCCACACGCCACCTAACACAGAGAGTACGATTTGTTCTCCTATAAATCCTGCTATACTACCGCCCCCTCTAAGTATGGAATTGTTTAACAACCCCATCTGACGAGTTTTAGAACGAGCAGCCAAGAGCATTTCATCTGATATTTGAATTTCAATCATGCCGCACTCAAGTCTACAACTTCACAGGTGTCTGCTGTGCAAGCTAACTCACGCGAACCTGTAGTCGTATCTTCCTTTTCAAACTCAGTCAACTTATTCCAATCAAGAGTAACATAATCATACGCTTGTTGCCACTCTAAATAATCTTCACGTTCGATGTCTTGATACGGAGCCTGCTGATAAGTATGCTCACTGTGAGGCAAGAACGAAACACCGGATGCAACATCAAAGTTTTGATACACCCAAGCACCTACATCCATCCACTCTTCTTCCTTAACAGAGATAGTTACAGATGGCTTGTGTTCACACCAATGCAGAGCGTACGTTTTCCACAACTCTAGCTGTTCGATAGCAGACATATCTGTACGCAGCACTGCACCCAAAGGTGACTGCATAGCAAAACTAAACACCGTGGTCGTGTCAGGCTTCATAACATCAGGTTCATTGTATACTCCTGACTCCTTCATAAATTGAGTAAGAGGGTCAGAATTACCACCACGAACAGTTCGAATGTAGTAATCATTGTGACGAGCATGTATGCCACTAGCTGCGTCCACGAGTTGTGACACAGTACCCGACGGCTTTACACAAGTGATTGCAGCGGACTGAGGGATTCCAAGCATCTTTGCATACTTCTCGTTCGTTTTGACGGCTTCTTTTCGCATCTTCTCTAGCCAACGTTTGCTGTCTACATTTTTGGATAGAACGGAGTGGTCCATAATACCAGTTAAGGACACGCCTAGCAATCTTTCTTCCTCTGTGTTCTTCTTCCATACATTCCTCAAATATTTGAAATCAGTGAGCGTAGACTGTATTGTACCTACAATAGTGGCAATTCTCGTCTTCCTCAGTAAGTCATCAAGGGTATCACTAGCCCTCACGACGACCTCAGAGAGGTTACAAAACTGGTATGGACGCAAAATAATCTCACTACAGGGGTTTGTACCCCACTGGTGTCCTGTCTCTCGTCTGCCGTTACGTGCAACTTGTTTGTCTGCAGCTTCACGATTAAAGATACCACGTTCACCAGATTTACTATCGTACAACGCAAGCCACTCACGCATAAACGTACCCATCTCAGGCTTACCTTTGTATGCGACAGAGTTGTTAGCCAAGGCTCTCTGTCCTTCATTCTCCCACCACTGTCCTGCCTTGGCATGACGCATCTGGTCATCGTTTAGGTTACTAAGACTGATGAGAGCAGAGCGTCTTACCCCACCTACGACAACAATCTCCCCAATCTTACACATCAAATCATGACACTCAATCGGAAATAGTCTACGTCCTGACGCTTTTTTAAATACCTCTACAGTAAACGTGAACAAGTCCACGAGAGGTTGTGGGCCAGAGGCTCTTCCCCCCATGACCTTCAAACGTTCTCCAGACGCACGAACTTCTGATACATCCCATGTAGGAATCTGTCCTGCGTACAACAGGGCAATCAACTCCCTGTATGCCTTTGCCCATCCCGGTTTGCTATCTGCAACTTTGATAACGGTCTCAGAGTCATTCATTGCATCACTAATCACAGGCATCTTATCCACGTTACTACGCTCAACAGAAAACCCTACACCAGTGCCACACATAAGAATGTACATACATTCATCAAATGAGCGGGGGCTATCCACAGGAATGTATGAACAGTTGTACCCACATACATTATCTCGTTCCAACGCAGCACCAGATGTCATCATGGCTCTCATGCTTGGCATGACTTGCAAATCCAAAATAGCATCGTGTATATCAGAAAGGTCTTGCTCTGGTATATCAAAATCATGTTTATCTTTAAGATGATTTGCCATGAAGTTTGTGTAACGATACACAGTCTCATGCCAATCTTCTCTGCGTCCTTCATCTTCAATCCAACGAGCATATCGTGACTTGTGAATGAACTGCTGATAAGGGGTAGGTAACATATTATTCATCGGTTTTTCTTTCTTTTGGTAAGTATACTGAAACTTCACTGCCACAATTTGGGCAGTGTAGGTCTGTGACCATAGAGAAGTAACTACTCTCTTCTTCCATGTCGTGGTCACATCCCCAGATTAATTCTGTTTTGCAATGCCAACAGTTCATTCTGTCTTCTCTTCAATTAACTTTTCGAGATACCACTGGGCTTTTTTGAGGTCTTGTAGTTTGCCTTTGTATCTGTATCGCCAGACGTACTTGATGATGTTCCCTTGTAGGTATTGTTCAAAGCCTGTACCCGTCGCCGCTTTGATTGCATCAATGCACTCGATACCTGCCTGATTGTAGTGGAAGGGTTTGTCAACCATATCATAGCCGCTATATGCCTCTTTACCTGCTTGTTCGTTTTCTTCTATCTCTTTCATAATGTTCATGTAGCTTGTCACTGCGTTTCTCCGAAATTTACTTTCACAATATTATCTTCTCGCGCAACAATCTTATCAATAGCATCTTCTCCGTCTTTACTTTCTGGTTTAAAAGATTCCGCCATTGCAATAAAGCTAAGACGAGCAACACCTGCATCCCACACACGGTCAAAGTCATTTTCCATTAACTCAATCATACCAGACAACATAACCATGCCAGCGGGTACGTTTTCCATATTCACTTCACCTTTTGTTGTGTCGTACGCTGTCATAGAAAACGAGTCTTCGTCTTCATAGTTCATGATTAGGTAATACCTGTCAGGTAACAGACTTGCTGCTTCTACTTTCTTCTTTATGTCATCACTCATCGTTGTCTGCCTTTCTTAACCATTCGGCTGGTATGTGTTTCTCTGACCAATCAAACCCATGTCGGATGCACCAATCAGCGTACGTTGTCTTGCTTCCCCTGTATATCTTATTACGACAATTCATGAAAACAAACCGTATGTCAAGTTCAGGATGCTGTTTCTTTATCAGAATCATCTTCACTCTGTCTGGCTTAGACAACTCGCCTTTTGCCTCAATGTAAATGTCTGTATCTGGTAGGTAAAAGTCTGGGGTATATGTCTTAGGGTCAGGTATGTATGTCAGTCGCTTTGTTTCATACTCGAACGGTATGTTCTTTTCTTTCAAACTACGTGCCAAACTGAGTTCAAACTGTGACCGATACCCTGATTTTCTATTTGCAAATTTACGTTTCATACTATTAAGTTTATCGAATTTAGTCTTTGTTTTAGATATCCTGCGAGTTTTGGGGATAGTCTTTGAATAGCATCTAGTTCTTTTGTGAGCGGTGCTAGTGGTACGCAAATGTTTGCCCCTTGATTAGATAGTTGTCTTATTTTTAACAATTCATTCTCGACAGTACGTGCATCTCGTTCGTACGTTTCTGCACGTAGAAACCCATCATCAGAGTAATTCTCTCTAAGTGTGATAGGCATCCCCTTTTCATGTTGACGAAGATACACGACACGTCTTTCTCCCCCTGTACCTGTATGTGATTCAACATACGCATGGTGCAAGTCATCGTTCAAAGCCATTAAGTCTATATCGTATTCTCTCATCAAGATGTACGGCATTAGATTTCTTTCTTTTTTAATCTAGTATACCATGTTTTAGGAGGGTTCTTAGCCTGTGAGGTTACTTTTTCTCGTAAGATTGCATCAGGCCAACAATGTGCGCGGTAACCACAGAATCCACATACGCGAGGTAGTATCTTGTTACCCGTTTTGATAATCTGTCCTTGTCTACGATAGGTCTCATCTTCTGGTTCAAACTTTACGAACGGTGCATCAGGGTCATTCAGTACCTTTACACGACGCTTTGCTTCTTCCAGATACTTATGCTTATCTGTGTCGTGCCACTCAGGAACAGGCACTTCAAGTATCTCACCGGATGATTTGTTTACAACGAGCCAACCGCCAAACGGCATACCCATTGCTTCAGCGTATAAAAAGCCCTGCATGATATACCCAAACGGGTCTTCATCGAGCAACTTCTCGTACCCGCCAATCCATTTGTTCTTGAACGCCCAATCACTGGCAGACTTAATATCCCACACCCTGTCAATGCCCATAGAATCGCGCAGGATGAGGTCAAGCGTACCTCTGACTATGTACCCATCAAGATGTAAAGAACACTTCTCCTGTGCGCCTCTAATGTCCGCACCGGCCTCTCGCAGTACAAGCATCATTGCCGCTTCAGTCAGGTCACCAAACAGAAAGCGGAACACAGCATTGTATTCCATCTCCTCTTCGACACCATCTCTGTCTAGCATCTGCTGACACATGGGACGACCAAGACCGGACATGCGAACGTACCATTTGCGTTTCTCACGCTTTAGCTGTTTTGCAGCAGCTTCACGACATTCAATTTTAAATTTATTAAGTGATGCAGGGGAGACATCAAGTTCCCCCCTGCTTGCTTTGTCCAAAAAGTCTTGAATACTAAGCAGCGTCAACATCAGTAAAGTCGTCTGCTAAGTCAAAGTCTCCACCACTTGCAAACTTAGTGGCTTCGCGGTTCTGCTCCATCACATAATTATTATGTGCAGATACAGTCTCAGCAAACATACCCATCAGTTGCTTATCAGCCTCTGTAATAGGAACTTCACCATGCAAAGTAGGAACAGGAATCCAGTAAGTGACACTGCCCTTCTTGGCCTTAGACGTTGCCAGATTCATAACCTGACGTTGCATCAATTTCTTTTGACGAGAAAGCCCATCAATGAAATCTCCAATCGGCTTATACCCAGAACGTTTGAAATACGCTACGATAGGCTGGGCATCCAAAGTAACTTCCGTGCCATCTGCAGCTTTAAAATTACCTGACAGTTGACCGTAGATTACCTGATTGCAAACAACGGCACGAGACCGCATTTGCACTTCCTCTGATGCAGTTTCTTCTTCATCACGACGAAGACGACCACATTTATTCGTGCCATCCGAATCAGGAAAGTCACCCGATATAGTTGGTTTCTGCACAGACTTACATTTAAAGCCCCCTTCATCTGCATCCCACAAGCTATACTCAAAAGTACGCAGAATAGGACGTAATTGCACAGTAGGCGCATACAAGAACCTACCATCAACGTACACTTTCCAATCACCTCGCGTTAGAGCAATGCCATCTTCAGTTTCCATATCATAGTTAATATTTAATCGCGGTAAACCAGTTTGTTTCTGTTGGGTCTGTTGACCAGAAGCCGCCATCAAAGCAGTTTCATCATTAGAATTAAACGCAGCTACCAAAGAGTCCAGTTCATTATTTACAATATTTCCCATTCGATTCTCCATTTCCAATCAGGGTTGCGTAGATTGATTCTACACATTGACTTCATGTAAGTCAAGCCAGTTGTATCCTATTTTTAATTCTATGTCAACAGGCATAGTATACTGTACATTATACCTCTTTTGTACCTCTTCAGGTATCGCTAACATAGCCTCAGTCATCAGCTTGATACAAATGTCTTTTTCATCTGGATGTACGTCCATTACAATAGAGTCATGCACGGTATTACAAATTACAGACTGTAGATTATTTTGTTCCACTAGGTGGCTAAGACGTATAAGACACACAGGCAACAGGTCTGCGGTTGCAAATCCCTGCACCGGATAGTTACAGATAGCGGTGCGATTTGTAGCTGTACCCCACTCTGTCCACTTTGCATCTGGAAAAGCATATTGTCTGCCTGATGGTAGTTTAATTTGCTTATGCTTTACAGCTTCTCTCTGTAACCTCTCGTGCCACTCCTTGACACCTGCATATTTTTCCTTGAACGCACGGTAGTATCTTTGCTGGTCTTCAGTGCCACTCACACCACCGTACAGCGGCTTAAAAGTATGTGCTTTGGCTTCTTGCCGACTACAACCTATCACACTGGCTGTGTAGCTATGTACATCCGTGCCAGCCCGTACGTCTGACATGATACCCTCATCATTAGCCAAGAAGCCAGCAACACGAAACTCTAGCTGAGAGTAATCCCCCTCAAGTATCTGACCGCCTTCGAACCTGCTCTCAACAACCTTGCGTATAGCGAAGGTATTTCCACGTGGCATATTTTGAAAGTTAGGATTGCGGCTCGAAAGGCGACCCGTCGCCGTAACACACTGCATAAATTCTGGGTGTATGAAACCATTCTCATCAACATTGTTTTGCATCCCTTCAACAAAAGTACTTAAATAGGTACGCAAGGCATTGTACCTTACGTACGATTCTGCAAAGTCACGAGCCTCACCGCTAAGTTCTGGCGCACGTTCCTCAAGTGTAACTTTGTCTGTTTTAAAACCAGCAGACGCAACGTCCAAAGGATTACGAGGCACAAGCTTGAAGCCAGCTACCTCACCGGTACTACGGTACAGGACACCCGTACCTTTACATGTCTTACAAACTCGCACTGCTTTGCTGGGTGTACCATCCTTACGCAGTGGATGAAAGCGTCCCTCACCATCACAGTCTGGACAACGTTGCCCTTCTGTCTTGTACACTACACGTGTCAAACCACGTACGTTTTCTTTAAAGTCTTTGGCTCTCATGCGAGTACGCATTTTTGGTTTGCGAGTAGAGCCACGCACCTCATGCCCCAGATTGAACACTTGTGACCAGAGGGTTTTGTCTGCAACTTTGCGTGAGTATAGGAGCATCGACCTGTCGTCCGGGCTGGCAAGATTGATGGGTGTATCCCCCATAGCATCACGTGCCAAGCTGTCCAGACGCATCTCCAATTCGTGCATCTCAGTTTCGTATTCTTCTCGTATCTGCTCAAGTGTGTTGAGGTTTATCTTCAGACCGTTGTACTCTATCTTGGCGAGTACGTCTGTCATCTCAAGCGACAGCTTCAGTGTCGGTATCAGTTCGTTTTCCATAAAGTTCCTCAAAGGTTGTGCCAAAGGCTTCTAATTGCTTGAGTGCAACGTGTTCTGTAGCGGCTACGTCAGCTATGCCGTACTCTTCTACTATCTCCCACGGTATCTCGTAGAATGTCTTCCCATTCTTGAGATATGGCTGAACGAGGTCTTTCTCCTTCTGTATGCCACCATACTTTTGGGCAAGAGCAGCAAGGCCAAGAGGCCAACGCCTCGCCTTCGCCAGCAGGTATTCCGCAACCATCGTGTCATATACATGCCCCTCGTAGGTAAAATTACATGAGCGTACCCATTGTAAATCAAACTTAATGTTTTGTCCAACTACCACATCTGCAAGACGCAAAGCATCTTGAAAGATGTTGAACGCATCACGGCTAGGCTCACGGTCTGCATGATGAAAGCATAGATATTGTACATCATTACCCAGCCACTTGAAACCTACAGATACAAGACGATTGCCAAAATGTGGCAACGCAGTTGTACCACCACTAGGCTTGTCTTTATGTGTGGTTTCTACATCAAAGGTAAGAACACGCATCAGTAATACACTCCCGTTGCTATGTCTATCTGTGCATTTATCATGCCGTGATATCCGTTAATTTTGTTCTTTGATATACAAATGTGTCGTACGGTGTTCTCCACCTCACTCGAACCTGTCTTACCAATACCAATGATAATGTCTGCCTCACCAGCCTTACCTGTCTTCGAGTTATCCATCATGGAGTAGTCGATGAACTGTCGGTCATGGGCATCATTACTTGCCTGCGACACAGCCCAGAACAGTAAGTTATTGCGCTTGGCAATCTCGCGTCCGTTGACATATATCTCTTTCAACCGCTCATCACCACGGTTGTACTCACCAGCGATACGAAACTTATCAAGCTGGTCACAGAAGATTATGTCAGGCTTGTTCAGCTTGGCGTACTCGTCTACCTCTTCAACACTCGTACCCACAGAGGCCATGATTTTGAAGTACGGTGCAATATGCTCATCCCACAATGGTACGTACTTCGCACGATTCTTGTCAAGTTCTTCCTTTGTAACTTCGAAAAACGATTGGATGAGACGCAACTTTATTTTCTTTGCTGGCTCTTCGTTAGAAAAATATACTACGTTTTGCTTTGCACGTACATAACTTGCAGCTAGGAAACAGCAGAAGGTGGTCTTACCTACCTCTGGTCTGGCAAAGATGATACCCAAGTTGCCCCTATCAAGACCCTCTACCTCGTCCCTGATGAGGCCGAACTCAAAAGGGAAGTCAGGGTCTCCCGCTTGGTCATCCAATAGTTCCTCAAGCGTGGATGTTTCTTCCGTATAGGTTGTTTTGTCACTGATTCGTCCATCTTCGACAGCCTCGATGAGACGACGTAACTCACCAAACTCCTCACTTTCACCTGTAAATATCTCGATTGCTTTTTCACCTATAATTCTCGCACGGTCTCGCAACCAAAAGTTGTTTACCAATTCCATGTGCAAGTCCACGTTGTCAGGCGTACCACAATCAAGCTGTGCAATCACATCGTGTACGTTTTTACGTGCGCTATCAGGCATGGCAGGGTAACGGTCAGAGAATAAAACAGCCAGTTCGCCCACAGTTATATTCGTATCGTAAGTAGTGTGGTGGTAAGTCAGCGTGTCAAATATGTCACGCATCTCACGCTGGAACATAGTTCTATCAAGAATGTTCTTTGCACGACCAAAGAAGTCGTTGTTAAGACAAAACCCAAGTATTTGTCTGTCAATCAATGTACTGTCGAATGAACTCATCCCGCTCGTCTCCCTTCATGTTCTTCAAATCCTGTGTCAAGATGACTAATTTTGTAGGTACAACATTATGCAACGTGCGTACCATGTCAAGTGCTTTGTCTGTAGCGTCTTTGTCTAGGGCGATGTTTACCTTCCTGTACGTTTTTAACAAGTCAACGTGTTCGGGCAAAAGATTTGTACCCAACAAAGCTATGCCCGTAGTCAGATTACTAATAGCGCATGATGAAGCGCAATCCTCAACCACAAAACAAATATCTCCGCCCCCACAGACAAAAGGCTGTTTACTGTTTCCATATCGATACCACTTTGGTTTACGTCCATCTATACTTCTTCCCGCTGCATCAACGACACGCCGCCCGTCCTTAACCATATACACAACACGATTCCGTTTGAAATCGTACTGTATGTCTGCTCGACCAGAAAGGTAAGCATCATAAGCATTTACAGAGCGAACATAAAGTTCTGCATCAAGATTGCGAGACAGACTGACAAACGTGTCAGGTGTTTGAAACACAGATGTGTCGGGTGGAGGCGTACGTTTCTCTTTGCGAGATAACGCATGTTTAGCAAAATCTTTTGTCAGCGTGATGCCAGTACGCCCTTTGACATTGCAGTCTGCATGAAAGCAGTACCACAATCGTTGCAGTCCATCGTCACTAACACTAAACGTGTTTGCCTTGCCGCAAACTGGGCAGTCAGACCTATACCTACCCAGTGCGGGTATGTCCAACGATTCTACATATCCTGTCAGCCAAGCTGGTGAACTCATGTCACTTCTCCATGTCAAAGACAAAGCAGGTATAAAACGTACGATAAATATTGTCAACAACATTTTTTGGTTGACAGGTTTTGTCAGCCGTGTTATTTGATGGGGTATCCCGTTGGGAGTAATACTATTATGAAATATACTAATAAAAATAACCCGATAGCTAAACAGTTAGGTAATAATAAATATAGGAATCGTATTGTGCCTAGCAAAAAACAGCACAGTAAAGGCGCAAAGATA